CAACTGGCCCGGCGGCAGCTCGTCGATGGTCAGCTCGACCTCCCAGACCGGCCCCTGGATATCCTTCGCGATGTTTAGGGCTATCTGCCCGCATTCGCGGTCGTCGGTCGCGCTCGCGAACGTCCGCACCAACTCACTGGCATCCGATGGCGCTGCCGGCGACGTGTAGCTGTCCTGCGTCCGGTACCGATAGTCAATCGCGTACTCCTGGCCGTCCGTCATCGCCCCACTCGAGAGCGTCGTCACCGCCCCCGTGGAGCGGTCTATCTTGTAGTCTGTGCCGCGTTCGTACTGCGTGCCTGTCGAGGGGTCGAGGACTGCCTCCGACCCCTTGAGCAGGCCCTCCTGGTACAGGTCCACTGCGGTGCCGTGGGTTGCGGTGAACCGCTCGCCGCTGACGGGCTGATTCGAGCCTTTGATGACGGCCGTCCCGTATCGCTGGTCGCCCGAACGCTTGTGCGTCGCGTAGTCGGTGACCGTCGCGTCGACCTCACTGGTGCGCTGGCCGGGTTGCGTCCAATGCACCCGATACCCATCGACACTCGGGTCCCAGGTGAGTTCCCAGACGAAGCTACCGTAGTCCGCAATCTCGTTCAAAACTGCTTTGCCAGAATCGTCGTAAGGCTTGTCGACGATCAGTGGCGTGTCCTCGAGGGCTGCCGTCACCTCGAACGCTTCCAGCGCCGTCGACGCATCGTAGACGACATCGGTCCCCGGCCCGGAATCGCGATGCGAGAGCGTGAACCGCGCGCGGATCTGCGCCGACCCGCTCGCGAAGTCCGCGCTCACCGAGGAGGCGTTCTGGGCTTCATGCCAGGTCGCGCCTTGGTCGTTACTGATGGCGACCGCCTGCTCGCCACTGGTAGACGTCCACGTCGACTCCAGATTCCCGGAGATGACCTGCTCGATGCTCTCCGCGTCCGTCGTCTCCACCCGGATGCTGCCGGGGTACTTCGGCGGCCATGATAGGGGCAGCACGTTCCCCGGGTCGGGCGTCCACGTACTCGGTTCGTCTGGCGTGTGCCGGCTGTCGACGAGCGCCAGCCCACCAATCCAGATGTTGTCGTTCGAATCCTGCGTGATCTCCACTTCGACGGTGTGGCTGCCGTCCTCAAGATCGAAACTGGTGCTCTCGCTGAACCCCGCCCAGTAGAGTTTCCCGGCGAAACTATCGCCCAGCCAGTCCGTGTTGGTGATGCTCTCAATCTCGACGCCATCCACGAGCATGCGGTACGCGGGTTCCTGGCCGCCGTGGTCGCTGGGGACGTAGACGAGGAATCTGGCCTCCCAGTTCCCACTGGGCATGATGTAGTCCGTCGAGAAGCTATGGCGGACGTAGTGGCCGTCCGCGAACACCGACACACCCTCCCCGTTCGGGAGCTCCGCTTTGTCCGCGAGCCCGGGGACTGTGGAGTCCATATCCGAGGCCGTCACGACGTACCCGGTCTGGTACGTGTCGAGTCGCCCATCCGCATCCACGTACACGGGCGAGTTCTCGGGATACGGCGCCCCCGCGAGCACGTCTTGGAACCCACTCTGGCTGTCCGCGGACTGCATCACGACGTCGCTCCGGGTGTTCGACGCCGGGTCGTCCACGCTTGCCGCATACCCGACGCTGTTCGTGATGACGTCCTCGGCGGCGAGATGCGCGTCCCGCTCGTCGAACTCCCGCTGGACCCTGTCGAGGAGATCGCGGCCGCCCTCGAGGACGAGGACCATGTGGTCGCCTTCGTCCTCGACGTCGACGAGCTCCCCGACCGGCAGTCGAACGCCATCCCAGTAGACGACGGCCTCGGCTGTCTCGAACCCCGTCGCGTGCCACTTCTCATCGTGCGGGACGGGTACGCGTACCCGTGGGAGGTCGTTGATGGCGCGCTGATAGGACGGATTCCCGGCGCGGCGGGGACGATGCACGCTGCCGTCTCGGTGCGTAATCCGCACACTCCAGCCCGATGCGGGCCGCGACTCTTGGGCGACGCCGTCGACGCTCGGTGTCGACGCCGCGCTCGTCCACGAGCTCACGCCGCTCGTGTGTTCGGTGTAGGCTTCGACTCGGTAGCGGTACGTCGTCGACGGCGCCGGCGACTCGTCGGTGAACGTGATTTCGCCCTCCCCACTATGCGGGCTCTGTTCGACGACGACGCGCTGGTCGCGCCACTCCCCCTGGATGCGTTCCTCCCTTTCGAGCCGGAAGCCGTCCTCGTTGTCGGCGTTATCCTGACCCGAGAGACTAATCGACGTCGTCGCGACGGTGTCGACGGTGACGTTGGTGACGCCGGGGAACTTCGTCGTAATCGCGACCGGGGACGTCCACGCGCCAGTCCGGTGCTCGGTCTCCGAGCGCACCCGGACTTCGTACCTCTCGCCGTCCTCGCGGCCGGTGAACGCGATGTCAACCGTCCCTGAGGTGTCACCGTCGGCGCCGACGACCTGTTTGGCGAACCCGGTGGCCGAGGAGTCCCACACCGCTTGGCCGGTCTCCCGAATCTGGACGCGGTAGTCGCCGTAGTTGGTGGTGTCCGGGATGGAGACCGCGACCTCGTCCTCGACGCCGTTCCCGAGCGTGGGCTGGCTGGCGTCGGGGAGGCTGGTGGTGGCGTGGTACTGGGTTCGGCCCCGGGGGTCGTGGAGCTCGCTGGACCCGGTCGTGGGGTGGTCGACAGTGGCGGTGGCGGCGCCGCTGCCGGTGCCGCCGGCGTCCGGCGCTGTCCCGGCGGCAGTTGTGGGGCCGTCGGGGACGGCGACGACGCCGACATCGGCGCCCACGTCGGAGACGGACCCGGCGGCGACCGTCGGGCCGTCCGGTGTCGCGAGTACATTCGGCACCTCCAGACTCGACTCATCCACGCTCGGCGTCTGAGACGTGTCAGAGGTCGACAGGGTGACCTCCAGCCGGAAGTCGGTGTGGCTGTTCGTCCACGATAGCGTGTACGACGACGCCCCGTCGAGCGACACCGTCTGCACCTCCTCGCTGGCTGTTCCGGGGCTTCCTACAACGTCGACGGTGATGGACTGCCCGTTCAGCGAGTACAGGAGGTTCGTGAGGTCCGGCGTCTGGGGGTCGCTAAACGACTTAGTCGTCGTTGTCAGCGTACCGCTATCTGCGTATGAAGTCATGTGTGGTAGTAGTCTGCGTACCAGCCCACGTCGTAGGCGTCCGCACCTACCGTCGTCGGCGAGTACGAGCCGTCTGTCGCCGTGACGCTGTAATCAGACCCGCTGTAGTCGTAGATGGTCGCGGTCAGCTGGTCAACACCGTCGTGGCTAAATTCCAGCTTATACCACCCGTCGGACGTCGTTGGAAGAGTATCGTTGTTGTTGATGGGGGAGTTGAAAGTCGGTGTGACTGTCGCGATCGTGAGTGCGTTGTTCGGGTCGACATAGGCCACGTACCCGTAGCCGTCACTGGCGCGGACGAGTGTTGGTCCTCCCCGAATCAGGTCGGAACCCGTGTAGACGTGCGACGTGAGCGTCACCGAGTCACCGGCTGACCACTGGTCGCTCGAAAGCCAGACTGCGTCGTGTCGGCCGTCAGCCGTCTTTCCGAGGGATTTCGAGCGGTCGTAGGCCTGGTTCGAGGTCGTCTCGAAGGACCCGGTGTCGCCCGCGAAGTTACTGAGGTCGGCCTCGAAGCTGGTGATGTAGTCTTCCGCGAGGGTGACCGTGTCCCCCTGCACTTCGATGTCACTCTTTGCCGCCGTGTCCGAGTTCCAGTCCCCCCAGTTCAGCGGCATGGTCAGTTCGTCAAGTTGTAGACGCCCTCGGTCGACCACTCGACGACGAAGTCCGAGCCGTTCGCGGCCTTCGGATAGTCGTTGCCGTCGTAGTACCCGATGAGCCGGTCGTCCCCCGGCGTGGAGTCGTCGGCGCCGACCTGCTGGTAGACGAGGACGCCCTGGACGGTGTCACCGTCGACGGTCGGGAACGTCACGTCGTCGGCATCGACGACCGCCTCGTCGTCCGTGTTGTCCTGACTGATAGAGACCCCAGTGAGCGTCTGCCTGGAGTACCCGGAGCCGGTGAACTCCTGGGCGGTCGTGCCGCCGTCGAGGACGTCCGCGACGTACTGCTCGCTGTCGATGCTCGGCGTGTACGCCACCGAGTCGCTGAGGAGCGCGACCCGGATAGTGTCGTTCCGCCAGTCGATGTTCGCCTCGGTCAGTGCGACCAGTGCCGCGTTGTAGAGGTCTGTCATGAGTCTATCTCCGTGAGTTCAGCGCCGGTGTAGACGCTGACGTCGTCGGTGAACGCCTCGACCGCGACCCGGTACCGCTCGCCGTGCCGCAAGCCAGTGATGTCGTAACTGTTCGTGGTTCCGGAGCGGTCGGGGCCGTGCGTCCAGGTCTGCCCGTCATCCGTGCTCCAGTGGACTCGGTACTGGGCGTTGTCGTCCTCGCGGGTCCACGACACGGAGATGGAGTCCGCGGTCGCCGACAGCGCCAGCTGCGTCACCGCGTCCAGGTGCGTGACCGCGGTCTGCGTGCCGGAGGTCGCCTCTGCGTCCGGCGTCCGGCGGGTGACCCGGTACGTGTAGGCTTCGCCGTCCGGCAGCCCCCCGTGCGTGTACTGCTCGACCGAGAGGTCCGAGAACGTCGCTGTCTTCGTCCACGTCGACCCGCTGTCCGTGGAGTGCTCCAGCAGGATGTCGCCCTCGCTGCTGTCGTCTTCGATGGTCCAGTGGACGGTGAGCTCGTCCTCGACCGTGTCGTCGACGGACTCCAGTGTCGGCGAGGGGAACCCGGTGGTCGCCGACGCTTCGGTGGGGCTGAGCGAGTCCGCGTTCGCGTACCGCGCGTCGACCCGCACGTAGTACGTCGTGCCGTTCGTCAGCCCCGAGATGGTCGCTGACGTCGTCCCTGGCTGGGTCGTGGTCCCCTTCGTGTAGTCGCTCTCGGTGCTGCCAGCGGTTTCGCTGTAGAGGACGCCGTACTCGGTGACGTCGGCGGCCGCGTCCCAGGCGGCGTCGATGGACGTGCTCCCCGGCGTGAGCGTGATGCTGGTTATGTCCGTCGACTTCGTTGTCGTGTAGCTCCAGCCGGACTCCCCGTCGTAGTTGACGGCCTTCACTCGGTAGCGGACCTCGTCGACGCCCGCGTTGATGGACGCCGTGTACGTCGTGGTGGTGACGTTCGAGTCGAGGGTGGTCCAGGCGCCGCCGTCCTCGCTGCGCTCGAGGACGTAATGGTCGGGGGTGCCGCCGTCCTGGTTCTCCGTCCAGGAGACGTCCGCGGATTCGTCGCCGGTGACCGTCTGACTGGTGTCGGTCGGCGCGGCCGGCGAGTCATCGTAGGTCAGCAGAACGCGGCCGGCCGCGTACGCCGTGCCACCGGTCGAGTCGGTGCTGTTCGAGACTCCACCGGTGTACGTCGAGCCGCCACCGCCGCCGGCTCCTGCCGCGGTTGCGCTCCCTCCATAGATGGAGGTGTCTTGTGCGTTCACCTCAACGCCGCCACCGGTGCCACCGTAGCGGCCACCACCGCCACCACCGCCGGCTGCGGCCGCCATCGCGTATGTCTGGCTCGCACTATTGGACGCCCCCGCAGTGCCGCCCGTGCCGCTGTTGCCGCCGGCGGTCCCACCGTTCGCGCTCGCGGTGGTCGTAGAGTCGTCGGCGGTCGCATCGCCGCCGTCCTGATTGTCCGAGCCGCCGCCTCCAGCGTCGGCTTCGTCCGGGTCGTCGGATTCGTAGGCACCGGCACCACCACCGCCACCGCCGCCCCCGGCGGCGATGACGATGTCCGACTGGGCGGCCCCATTTTCGCGCACGTCGGCGCCGTGACCGCCGTCGCCGCCGGACACGTAGATGTCGCCGTCGACGCTGGAGGTCGACTCACTTGGCCCGTTGCCCCCGCTCGGGAATCGGATGTAGAGAGTGCCGCTCCCTCCTACGAATAGGTTGCCGGTGGCCTTCCCTCCGGAGCCGCCGCCGCGGGCGGATTCACTCGGGTAGGTCTCGCCCGTCTGGACGTCCGCGGACCCGCCATCGCCGTTCTCACCGTGGCACTCGATAGCGACGACGTCGACGTGCTGGGGGACGTCCCACGAGCTGCTGGTCGTGTATTCGTCGGTCGCCATCTACCGCCGCACCTCCTCGCGGGCAATCAGCCCCAGGGAATTATTTGGTCGCAGCATGGCGGGGTCCGCGACGGGGTCGAGGTAGTCGACGAGGCCGTCCGGGACGGGGTCGGAGACGGAGTCCGGGGTGAGCCAGTGGACGACGCTGCGGCCGCGGCGCGCCACGAGATTCAGCGCGTACTCCCCCGACGGGGTCGTGGTCGGGTTCCGGAACACGCACTGCGCGGCGGCCTTCACGGGCGAGATCCCGGTGACGTCGACGTCGAACAGCTCCCAGTCGCTGGTGGGGAGCGACGTCGACGACCACGAATCCGTGCCTGGGTCGTACTCTTCGACGCTGAGACCGTTCGCCTCGTCGAGGGAGAGCCGCAGCCGGCCCGTATCGACCACCGGCACCCCCGAGTACTCGTGGCCGGTGCGGTAGACCTTCCCCCACGCCGGCATGTAGCCAGCGTCGGGGTCGTCAGGGGCACTGTAGCCGTAGGTGTCCCAGAGGGTGATGTCCGTCCGCCACTCCTCGTCGTACGCGACGTCGTGCACAAGCTCGTGGCTCGCGGAGAGCGACACGCTGCTGGCGTCGACAAGATCGAGACTCCCGCCCGCTGCCTCCACCGTCGATTCGACAACTACGGCCTCCCGCTCTTGATTCTCTCTCGCGTACCACGTGCGCTTCTCCGCAGCGGACGGAATCGCAACGAGTGCCTCCGTCTGGTTGCCGAAGTCGTTCCGGTTCACCTCCGCTGGTTCGACAGTAAGACTCCGGCGGTCGTTCCCTCGATCCCCGCTTCGGGTGAACGTCCCCGAAACACTCTGCACTCGAGTGTCGTGCACCGAGGCGGCCTCCACACTCCCGTCCTCCACGGCGATGTAGCCATCCCCAGCCCCGCCAGGGTCACTCGGGGTGTAGTAGGGGATGTGCTCGAACCCACTCGCGGACAAGAGCTCCTCGAGCTCCTGTGCCGTGACGGGAGCGCGCTCGTTGCTGTAGGTCGCGTTGATGCTGTTCTCGCCGCCCTGGATGCCGAGTGCTTCGATGATTGGCGCGTCGGCGTCCAGCCCGGAGAGGGATTCGAGCTCGTGGCCGAGCCCCTGGACGCTGGCCTGGGTTTGAGCGTCGCTCGGAATGCGGATGTTGTAGAGCTGTCTCGTAGGCATCGTTTATCTGGAGGGTTGGTCAACGGGCTTGTCCGTCAGGCTCTGCGTCTCAACGAACGCGATTTGGCCGTCATAGACGCTCGTCGATTCCGTGCTGTCGAAGACCGCGTTTGGGTTCCGCGGCACCACGTTCAACGGACCGTACCGGCCCTTCTCAGAGTACTCTGCAATCTCGAGGATAGCCGGTTCAAATGAATCGATTGTCGCCCGCTGCAGGTAATGATCGAGCACGCTCATTCTTGCATGGATTCCCTCAGCGGTTGCGTCCCGCTTCGGGTCATCGCTCCCGTCCCCCCACTGGACGCCTGCACCCTCGACGCCCGAGTAATCGACTTCGCAGATGTGGAGGCCGGCGCCGGCGTCAGCGGAGATCTCTTGACGGATCCCCTCACCAACCGCAAGCTCGCCTTCTTCAAGGAGATTGAGGACGGCCGACGCGATGACGGCCGTCGTCCCCTGTGCTTGGAAGAGCTCCTCGGATTCGGTCTTCAGCTCGTACCGAACGTCCTTCGAGAAGACGAACTCGCCGGTGACGGTCTCGCCCCCGATCTTCGCGTTCGGGATGGTGAGCGTCGGATGAACGTACGTCATCGAACACCCCCGTTACTGATGGAGTCGAGTTGCTTCTCGAGCTGGTCGACCTGCTGCTGCAGCTTTCGGAGGTCGCGGTCGAACTTTCGCTCCAGTTTCGAGAGGTCGACGTTGAACGTCGGGCTGTAGTTGACTTCGGGCTGCTGGCGGCTCTTCTCACTCGCCCGGTTCTGCCGAGTTTCCTGACTGCTTTGCGTCGACGACGTCGAGTCGGAGGAGTTATTCGAGGACGTCGAATTCGACGTCGAGGTATTCGAAGACGAGTCGGAGTTCCCGACGCTCGCGTTCATACTCCAGGTCTGATTCTCCATCGCCTGCTGCTGGAGCTCTGCATGGGAGAGTTCGTCATCTCCACCCCCACTCTCGCTGTTGACAGTCTCCAATACCTCTTCGGCCGTCGGACCGACTGGCGTCGACGTTCCCGCTGTATTGGAATCTACGGTAGTGGTCTCCGTCGGCCCGAGACTGAAGTCGACCTTCCCCCCGGAGAGAACCTCAGAGATAGCGACGGTCCCGAGCAATCCGGCGAGTGCCCCCGCCCCCAGTCCAGTGAGAATCGCGCCGATGCCGACCGACCCAAGGAGTCCGCTGAGGGCGCTCCCGCCACCGACTTCGGAGAGCATGCCGCTCATACTGGTGGTTCCGAAGTAGGATCCCAGCGCGCTCCCGCTGAGCTTCCCGGCGACGATGCTACCGATCTGGTAGGTGCCAACAGCCAGCGTCACCGACCCGATGGCGCCCTCGACTGCCTTCGAGTTCAGCTGCCCGAACGTCACCAGATTCCCCAGCTCGATAGGAGCGCTCACCAGGTCGTCCTTCGTCAGCTTCCCCGTGACCAAGTCCTTCCCCAAGTCGGCCGCGGTCACCAGCGTCGCGAATGCCGGGATGCGCGTAAGGAGGGACTTCAGCGAGACCTTCGTTACGAGCGCCCCCAGACTCGTCTTCCCCAGCAGGCCACCCAGCCCACCCTGGAGGGCGGAAAAGAACCCGACCGGCAGCAGCGTATCGATGAGACCGCCACCGCCGCCATCGCCGCTGCTCATCGCCATGCGTTCCGTGTAGTCGCGGATGTCGTGAAGGATGGTGTTGCGCTCCGTGGCGAGGTCAACGGACTCGGTCATCGAACCGGCCAGCGCACCACCGCCGAGACCAGATGCCAGCCCGCCACCCCCGCCACCGTCCGTGATCATGGACCCCGTCTGCGAGGTCTGAACATTGACGGTCGTCCCGCTGAGTTCGGACTCGATGGTCTTACGCGCGCTCTTCAGGCTACTCGACGAGACCTGTAGGTTCAGCGTCCCTGTCGTTGAAAATTCCGTCATCTATGGGTGTGGGATTAGTGTTAAGTACTCGCTCTACGCACGCCCGAGTATGGACGACTTCATTCCCTTCGCCGCGGTCTTCGCCGTGATGGGCGTGTTCGCCTGGACCACCTGGCCGAAACAGGAACTGCTCGGCGGCATCCTCATCACCGTCGCCGTCATCCTCGTGGGCTTCCGCGCCGCCGAACTCGCGTAACCAGAATCAGGCGTCGGCGTCATCAGGGAGCCGGCTCTGCTCACTGGCAACCAACTCCATCAACCGAAGATCCCGGAACGCGTACTCCCGGACTCGCTTCGGCGGGTGCCCGTGCAGCATCGCGAGCCCCGTCAAGTAGTCGACAATCAGGTCGACGCCAGGATCCTCTGCAGTTCCTCGGCAAACTCGCCGGACGCGAGTTTTCCGTTTCCCGACAGCGACGTGAGACTATCGACCTGCTGGTGCGCCCACTCCTGGTACGGATGCGGCAGATCTGAGACCACCGCGATCCGCTCCTCCTCGGACTGCCCGGGGCCGACGTACGGCGCCGGCGCCGGCACATCGAGACCCCGAGACTGGACGTCGTCGTCTTCGGGGTGTGGGCTGCCGGCGGCGACGAACTCCACACGAAGGGCGCCGTCACCAGCACCCGCCGGGAGCGAGTCCTGTTTCCCCGCGACTTCCCCGCCGGTCAGGCCGGCGAGCGTGACCGCGTCGACGTCCTCGTCCCACGCCGGCAAGTAGTCCGCGTCCGCCGCGTCGTCCCGCGCCCACCGCACGCCGTTCAGTTGCGTCTCCAGAGACGTCCGGAGCTCCACCAGCTCCGGGCGAGCGTTGTGGTCGGCGCCCATCTCGCCGAGCGCGTCCTCGAGCTCGCCGAGGTTATCTTCCAGCCGCTGTACCTCTTCGTCGAAATCGTAAGTCTCTGTCTGGAGTACCATCGTCTTAGGCCACCTGGATGCCGCCGTTCACGTGCGCGGTAATCGAGTCCTGGGTGTCGTCGGTCGCGACGACGTTCTCCCAGGACTGGTCGTTGATCTTCACCTGCGGGAGCGAGTAGTTCGCGACGCTCCCCGAGGCGTTCGCGACATCCACTTCACCGGACACGGAGTCCATCCGGTCCTGGGGGCTCGACGCACTCGTGCCGCCGTACGTGAGCTGCAGGCGGTCTTCCGATCCGCTGGTGAACGTCGCCGTCGCGGACAGCTCCACCGTCGGGCTCGCGATGGTCGCGTCCGTCGGCTCACTCGAGGCACCGTAGTGGTACCGCGCGATGTCCGAGATCGACAGTTCGCACGACGATAGCTTCGAGATTTCGACGCCGTCGAGGGAGAGGCTGAAGCCGTGGAACGCGGCCGTCGAGCCCGTCGACGGCGTCGTCACGTTCGCCGGGTCGATGCTCGTAGGGTTGTCCGGCTCGGTCGCGTACCCCAACTGCAGGGAGTACGTGACCGTCTCCGTGTCCTCGTCATACGAGGAGGTGTAGTTGAGGGGGATGCAGCCCCGGAGCTCGCGGTCGACCGTGCCGTCGAGGTAGTCGACGCCGGTGAAGATCCGGGAGAACGCGGGCCGCCCCGGGACGAATCCGGCGCCGTTGTCGTTGAAGACGATGTCGTGGACGTGCGTCTGGAGGTCGGTGACGGCGGCCTCGATTTCGACGGCGCCGTCGAGCTTCCCGGCGATGGACTCGACGGCCTCAGCACTGGTTGCGTCTCGGGCACGAGCGAGCGCTCGGTCCAGAGAGAGGTCGTTGAGCGTGGGGTCGCGGCCGAAGCTCCACCGCCCCGGGGTGCCGTCGCTGTCCTCGTCGACGAGGTCGCCCTGGATGGATTTCTCCTTCGAGAAGCACAGCGAGACTGCGCTGCCTGCGCCGGTCATCGGTCGATACCTCTACTCGTGGTCGTGGGATTGGTTGCGCAACTCATAGTTCTTCGAATCCTGAAAGGACGATGTCCCAGTCAGCTCGGTAGAAATCGCTGTATTGCTGGCTGGTGTTCGCCTCGTTCTGCAGCTGGAGATGCGTGTACGTCACGTCACTGGGGCCCGCTGCGGGCCACGTGCGCTCGCTCCAGAGCGCGTCCTTGCACCGCGAGACGAGCTCGTCGAACGGGACGCCGTTCGCCCCGTCGGGGTCGATGTGGCCGAACTCGCCGCAGTGGAGTCCCGTCACGCGGACGCCGATGACGACTTCGCGTTCGGCATCGTACTCCGTCCCGACGGGGTCACGAACGGTTTCGACGTGGGTGGCGCCGACGTAGGCCCCGTCCTGAAGTTCCCCGCGACTGTCCCGGATGTTCTCCCCCACGATCTCGCTGTCGTCGCGGTTCACGCGCTCGAGGATGACGTCACTCCCGTCCTTCAGGGAGCAGTCGGTGGCGACACTGTCGGCGACAGACGCGAACTGCTGGAGCGTCCAGTCGAGTTCGTCAGTCATGCCTGACCGACCTCCCTACGGAGCCAGTGCAACGAGTCGCGGACCCAGCGCGCCTCCGAGATACCGCCCGTCTCCGAGCCCCAGTTGACCTCGTCGGTCTGCACCCACTGGTCCTCCTCCGCCCAGTAGAAATGCAGGGGGTCGCCCTGGATCGTGTGCGGTGGCACACCGAACTCCCACAGCGAAGCGGCGACGTGCCCCCAGGACCACGAGATCGACAGCGACCGGTCGCTCCGGTCGACGTCGACGCCCCGGAAGCTCTCCTCGACCGGCTCGTGCGCGTACCCGCCCTGGCTGCTCGCGTAGCTCGCCAGCGCATCGTGGGCCTCCTGGACCGTCTGCGAGATGAGATTCCCTTGCTGGCCGACGAGCGACGACTCCGCACTGTCGAGGAACGCCTCGCGGGCGTCGGGGCTGACGGCGTCCGCGACGCCCACCGTGAGGGTGGCGCCGAGCGGGTCCGTCTCGAGGTCGAGGGTGAACTCGAGGGTGAACGTCTGCTCGGGATTCGTGGACATGACTGGGTCACGTGTAGACCTCGAGCAACTCGTCGGCCTGGTCGCGGAGTTCGCTGGCTTTCGACTCGGCGCCGTACACTGTCGCGTTGTCGGGGATCTGGAAGCTGGGTTCCTCGACGAGGTCGGCGGCCGCGCGGAAGGCGACGGCGCGGCGGACGTCTCGGGGATGCCCTCATGGCCGTAGTCGAAGTCCACGTAGACCGCGTTCGACAGCGAGACGAGGTCGTCGTCCATCGCGTGGACGTCCAGGTAGAGCTCGCTGACGCCGCCGTTGTTGATGCGGACCCAGTAGTCCTCGGCGCGGTGCGTCATCCCGACGCCGCCACTGTAGTCGCTGCTGGCGACCCAGTCGTCGTACCCGCCCGTCGAGTTCGCGACGAGCAGCTCGTTGACGGCATCGACGTCCTTCCGGTTGAGCGTGATGCGCGTGTACGCCGGCACGGCGTCGTTGACTGGTGGGTCGAGGGCATGCTGGTCGCCGCGTGCGATGCGGATCTTCCGTTTCAGCACATCGTTGCTTCGGCGGCGTCGTTCATGCTGGGGGCCAGCCTCGAGGAGAGCGTCAGAGTTCTTCCGGTGCCGGTGGCGATCCCGTTCGCTGGCGCCATGCACGAGGCCACCGTGCGATTGGAGGTCGTGCTCGTCGTTGCGAGTCATCGGGCCACTGGGGATGGTGACAGCCGACGCCTCGCTGATGCCGTCGGGTTCGTACCAGTGCCTGGAGAGGGTCTTCTCCAGTGGCTCAGTCTGTGCCGTAATCGCGTCGACGGCAATCTGGTTGTCCTGACTGATGTCACCAGGAAGGTCGGCTGAGCGCAGCGCTCGCCGGACGTGCCCGAGCGTGGAGTAACCCTCTGGCATGCTGGATTACCTCGGGTTGTTCCGTGCTTCGCAGGACAGCGTCGTCCCGTTCGATGACGTTACCCTCACGCCCTCGCACTGCGGGACATCGACGACGTAGCTCCCCGTGCTGGTGAGTGTCCGTTCGTCGACGGTGTAGGTGCCGGCGTCGCCCTCGATGGCGACCGTAATCGTGTCGTCGGCGTTTCCCTCGAGGTCCTTCAGGGAGACACAGATGGCCGGCGTGTGGTAGCCGTCGACCGACGCCCTCTGGGCTGTACCGGCGGCGACGCTCGCCGAGTCGACAATGACGGTGCTGGCGTCCCATGCAGGCATGGGTTAGCCCTCCAGTTCCGCCCGCCGTTCACCGACGGCGTCCTGAACGCCGACACGGCCCGCCGCTTCCTGAACGGCGTTCAGGTGCTCGTCGACATCGCCAGCGTGGATGTCATCGGTGACGACGTCCATCGGCTTGCGGTCGACGAACGCCTCCGCGTCAAAGCCCTCTGTCTCTCCCGGCTCGACGTCTTCCTCGTCGGTGGTGTCGTCGACGTCCTCGTAGTCGACATCCTGAACGCCGACGCGCTGGAAGTCCCCGCGGCCCTCGACGAGGTGTTCAGCGAGCCCCTCGGAGACGTCGACGCGGCCGCCCACGGTGAGGCGTTCCTCGATGGCGGTGAGGTAGACGGAGCCGCCAGTGGTCTTCTCAACCAGCGGCATGGTCAGGCACTCCCCGTGCTGATGACGACCCAGCCACTGGCCGAGCCGTCGACGTTCTTGACAGTCGCCGTTGCTCCTGCGCTCGTGAGATTCGCCGGCCCAGTGCCGACGAAGTCCGCGTCAGCGAACGACACCGTCGGCGTGTTCGCGCCGCCGTCGTGGACGACGGTCACCTCGCGACCAGCCTCCGAGATGCCGGAGAGGTCGACGGTGTTGGTGCCGTCTGCGGTGACGACGTGGACGTCTGTGTTCTCGTCGACGACGGTGTCGGCAGCGTTCGCGGGTGCGTCCGTCGCGACCTTCCCGGGAGCGCCGTCGTTGAGCGGCAGGCCGCGTTCGAAGCGGTCCCGGACTGCCGCGTTAGTTGTAGGGTCAGCCATCAGAAATCACCCGGTCAGGCCACCGGGTCCTCGAGGCCGGTCACCAGCACGCCGGCCTGCAGGTTCTTGATCTGGAAGTCCATCTGACCCTCCATCCAGTTCCGGGAGTGGAGCCGGTTCTCGTGGACCTTGTCGGTGTCCGTGGTCTGGTCGAGCTCCATCTGCTCGAACAGCCCGTACGCGAGGTTCTCCGGGTCCGTGAACATCGCGTACTCGGTCGGCCAGCCGTTGATGCCGACGACGTCGTAGTCGAACGGCGTCAGGTCGCTGTCGCCGAAGATGACCGCAGACCCAAGCGGGTCCTCGCGCTGCGTGAGGTCGTACGCGTACTGCTGGACGTGGTCCGGATTCGTGAGGAACACCGCGCTGTCGGGGTCCCGGAACCGCGAGTCCAGCGTCTGGATGGTGGTGTTGAAGGTGTCCGTGTCGATCGGCTGGTTGTTGCCGTTCGAGTCGGTGTTGTCGACCTCCGGCATCGTGTCGACCTCCGCGTCGGCCGTGTCCTCGAGGCCGATGCGGTCGCTGGCGGTGTCCGAGCCCTCGGCGATGGAGATCCAGCCGTCGAACGTGTTGTCGAGCTCGGCGGCGCCGCCGATGGACTGGAGGTTGCCGTTGTTCGCGTTCGCCCGCATCGCGATCAGGCCGACGTCGTTCGCCCACCGCTGGACGAACTGGTCGACGATGTAGTCCCCGAACTCCTCGGGGCCGTAGTGCGTGTTTTTCAGGGAGTCGCGCGTCGGCTCGACCAGGATGTAGTACTGCTGGTCGGTCGCGTTGAACGCCACCTGGCCGGACTCCACCGCGGAGTTGTTCGTCCGGGTGCCCTCTTCGCTCCGGGTGCTGCCGGACAGCCGGGGCACGCCGAACTGCGGGACGTCCTGCTCGAGGCGTTCGAGCGTCATGGTGGCCGCCATCCTGAGGATGGTGACCTCCTTCTGTGCGCGCTCGAGGAACTCCTCGGTGACGTCGGCCGGCAGCTGGAAGCCGTCCAGCGTCGCCAGGTCGACGTCCTTCGCGGTGGTGCCTGCGAGTTCGTTCTGCCGGCGGACTGCGTCGATGGTGTCAGTAGTGGTCATGTCTGTAGACCTCAGGAGAGTGCCTTACCGATGTCGTCGAGAGCGGCACTGCCGTCGTCGCCCTCGCTGTCGTTCGCTGCCGCCGCGTCGACCTGGTCGCTGCCACCGCTCTGGCGAGCGATCGAGTCGATGCGGGTG